GGCTCATGACGCATCGCGCACCGCCGCATGGTCGTCCGGCGTGAAGTGCCGTGCGTCAGCGCCATGCGACACAGCGTCAGCAATCGCACCCGCGTACCGTCCGCTGTCCTTGCGCAGACTCCACCCGACACGCAACAGGATCGTGTCCCCCGTGCCCAGCGCGCGCACATCCCCAATTGCCGGAGCCGTATCCGGCGCAATCAGTACCGTCGCCATTCGAACCTACTCTTCGTGAGTACCTTGAATGCGAAAACCCCCGGTACGATGCGCAGTGCACCGACCGGGGGGGGATTCGCGTTATCTCTGTTCGCCTGTCACGTTGCTGCGGAGAAGCCGCACGTGTTCCGTGCCTATCCATTCCGCGCGGAGCGACTTGCGTTCTCCCAACCCGTCGCCGGAATCAACGCCCGTGGGCTGCACCTTCAGGCGGGGCACAACCTTGCCGAGCACCCGCACGGTCTTGATGTCGCGAATGATCGCGTCCGAAGCGCGCGCACGATTCCCGCAGCGGGTTGCGTAGTTGATCAAGTCGCCCTTGTACAGGGCTTCCCCCGCGTAGTCAGTTACCGTGCCGCGCTTGCCCACTAGTGGTACTCCGGATCGAAATCGTCAGCGGACGGGACGCCGAAACGCACCCGCCGCTCATGAAGGATGTGCGGCACGTAGTACGGATGGAACTCCCAAAGGGGCTGACGAAGGTAATCGTCGTCAGCGCCCTTCAGGATTCGTACAGCCGTTGCCCGCTGCCACTTACTCAGCATCGTCGGCAATCGCCGCGCCGTACGCCTTGACGATGTTGATGACGGGCTTGGTGTACGAAACGAGCTTGTTCCGCATCGGGCCCTTCGTCGGCGTGTACTCGACGTACTCAAGCTCAAGCTCGCCGAACGCCGTCTGCCCGACACGGTCAAGCGCGTCTTCCGCCTCGTGCAGAACCTTCATGAGCGTCCATGCGCCGGTCTGGAACTTGAACTTCCCAAGCTCCGGATCGTCAGCGAGACGGAACGTCACCGTGATGGAAGGGTTCGGGCCCTGGTAGTCCTTCGCAGCCTGCTTCCGCTCAGCGAAGAGCGTCGGGCACCCGCACGGCTCGCCGGACTTCTCCTCCGGGCTCTTGAACTCGAAGCCGTCGCAGTGGTGCGTCAGCTTGCCGTTCACCCACTGCTTCATGTCCCAGTCGATGCCGTCGAGCTCGATGATGACGGGAAGCTTCGTCGCCTCAGTGAAGATGTCGATGAAGTTCTCGGACGCCGACTCCTCATTCTCGGCAGGCGTGCCGCCGAAGAGCTGAGCCACCGCGTCCGCTACGGTCTTGTCGCCGGTCGAGAAGCGCCACTCAGACAGCGCGACCGGGCGAGGCTTGCGACCCGTCTCGTCCATGTAGCCGCTGTGCAGCCGGCCAACGGTGTCGTCGGAGTAGGTGGGGCGCTCCTTCGGCTTGTTCTCTTCGTCCTGCGCCCAAATGCTCTGACGTGCCATAGAGGGTTGCTCCCTTGGTAGGTGAGCGGGGAGGAATGACCACTCCCCGCTCATCCGCTGTGCTCTGTCACTTGTGGGTAAGGGAGTCGGTGACCCGGTGCTGCGCAGCGTGCTACAAAGCACAAAACAAAGAAGCCCCCCAATGCCCTTGTGAGGCACTGAGGGGCTCCGGTAGGGGAGTTGGGCGTTAACCGCCGCAAGATGTGCACAGCCCAGACTTCTGGGGGTTACACAGACAGTTGGGACCGGTCATGCGCGGCCCTGCCCTTCGGAGAAGATCAAGTTGGTCAGCTTCCTGCGGATAGCGGCTAGTTGCGGAAGCTCTTCGGGGTCGAGCGGGACAGCGTCCGCGAACTCTTCAAGAAGCTCGACCACTTCGGCCCGCTTCAGATGCACGCTGTAGGGGTGCATACGGTTCGTGTGCGTAGCAAGCACGCTCAGACCTCCCACTTGCCAGCGTCGTTGTTGTCGAGCGTCACCTTGAACACCTTGCCCACCGCGCTGTGGTAGACGCACACCCCCTCAGGGTCCATGAAGCCGGGTGCAGCGAGCGAGCCCTTCGTGCGCAGGTCGCGAAGCTCGTTCGTCACAGCCTCTTCACTGAACGGGCCCTGATACAGAACAGGAACGCGACTGAGCCACACGTCGCCCACAAGCGCGTGAGTCGTCGCGAAGCGGTGCGTGTTGAACAGCGAGAAGCGGCGTTCGTCGAGCCCGTAGCCGCGCTGAATGCCCCTGCCCCACCACTCGCCGTAGTGCAGCCCCTCACCCAGCAAGCGCACAAGGTGCTCAGCGTTGCCGTACACCCAGCCAGCGAAGCCGTAGTTGTCCGTCGTCTTGCCCGGAGTGATGATGCGCTTGCGTGACTGGGCGCTCACCACGTAGCGGACTCCGTCAACGACTACGCTGTACGACTCGGGCGGGAACGCGTCAGACTCGGCCAGCGAAGCGCCCAGCACGCTGACGTGAATCGCCGCGTTCGTGCCGTCGAGCTTCTCCGTGACCGTGATGTCCCGGAACAGTCGCGCCGTCTTCGGCCACGCCGTGAACTCGTGCTGTGCCATGCGGCAACTCCCTTCGTGGTTTCTCTTTCCTGAGCACCACGAAGGGAGTCGGTAACTAGCGCGCCCGTCGCTGCGTACCGGTCACGAGCTTGCCCGTGGTCTTCTTCGCAATGGGCTTGCCGATGACCCGCTTCGAGCCCTCACGGTCCCAATCGAACGTGCCGCGAAGCCGCAGGAACTCAGCGAACACGGTCTCGTCCGCGACCACGGGCTTGAACGCCCAAGTCTCGTCCGTGATGTGCAGCACCGCAGCGCCGTCGAACTCCGGCATCGGCTCCCGGTTGCCGTCGGCGTCAATGACGAAGTCGGCGTTCATGTACGCGGCCATTTGCAGCGCCACGTCCGGGTATGTGGCCTTCGACGTCTTCCAGTCGCCCATGATCAGGTGTTTCACGCCGGAACGGTCCGGGGTCGGCATGCCGTTCTCGTCCAGCCACACGTACAGCCACACGTCGAATGAGCCGGCGTACCCGTAGGTGTCCGACCACGCCACATCTTCGGCGCGTACGAACTCCGGGTTCACAGCGGCCAGGAACTCCCGGAAGTGCTGCACGTACGGTTCAAGGTCGCTGCGGACCCTGCCGACGTACTCACCACGGATGAGCCGCTCAAACAGGTCATGCGCTTCGGAGCCGATGTCCGCGCGCACCTTCGTGTATCGGCGAGCCGCCCCGCTGAGGTACTGAATCGCGCCCTCACGGTCCCGCGCTGCCATGTCTGCCACGAAGTCGATGGAATCAACGGCCAGCGTCGCAGCCATTTTGCCGTTCCACGGGCCTAGGAAGTTCTGCTTCGGCAGCATGCCGATAACCGACGTCACGCCCGGGTGGATAATCTCGCGGTCAACCGGATGGACGTAAAAGCGGCTTCCGCCCCTGTAGATCGTGCGTACCTTGCCCACGTGCATTCCCTTCGTTGCTGTCACTCAGCAGTAAGGGAGTCGGTGACTGCACAGCGGCGGGTGTGACGTTGCGACGATGGGACGCCGATTCTGGATTGCTTATAGAGAAGTCTTATGTGAATCCAGAAAATGAGTAACAACGTCACAGCATCACAACCCGCTGGTCAGACGCTTGCGCTGTGGCCTGGGCGTGACGAAGCCCCGACCCTTCCCGCTGTGGGGATGAGCCGGGGCGACGTAGAGTGGTCGGTCGGTTACTTAGCGGTGGCCTTCAGCGCGCTCAGGTCGAGCCCGAAGGTGTCCGCCACTTCGCTAATGAGCTTGTACATGTCCGCCTTCACGTCGTCGCGACGCGCTTCGTCCAACTTGCTGAGGCGCTTCCCCGCACGCTGGAAGGTTTCGCGCACCTTCGTGAGGGCTTCTTCCGTGCGCTCGAAGTCTGTCTTTTCCGGTGTCAGCTCTTCGGCCTTCGCCGCAGCGTCGCCCAGGTCCGCCGTAAGCTCGCGCACCTTCGACTCAAGCTCTTCGACGTCTTTGGGCTCGACGTCGTCAGCGTCCTTCGCTGCCTCAAGCTCGCGGCGAGCCTGCACTAGCGCCTTCACCTTCCGGTCTTCGCGCATGGCTTCTGTGCGCCCACGGGCAGGAAGCTCAACCTTCTTTTCCGCGTACAGCGCGCGAATGGCGGCTTCGGGCGAAAGGTCTTCGCTCGCCTCAACCTTGTCGGCGGCAGCGGGGAAGATTTCGCGCAACAGTTCCATCGACTCGGCACTGTTCCGGTCGTAACCGCGCAGCCACGCAACAAGCACGTCGCTGGCCTTGTTCTGTGAAGCCTTTTTGATCGACTCGTGCGCAGCGGTACGCACAACGTCATCGTCGGCCACGTCCTTGCGCGCGTTCTTGTACACAAGGTTTGCAGCGTCGCGCGTCACCCGCATGCGCGCCGGAAGGTCCGGGAGCCCCGTCTCGGGGTCGATCATGTTCTGACGGATGGTCAGAATGACGTTCGCCACCGCTTCGCCGGCGTGCGTCATCTTCAGCCCGAGCTCGACACCCTCGCGCACCTTCTCTACGCCGTGCGCCACAAGCTCCGGGATGTGTTCCCAGTCAAGCGGGTTGTTGCTGACCACGGCGACTTCTGTGGACGGCTCCGGCTCCGGCTTCTCCGCGGCGTCTTCCACAGCCTTACGCGCGTCCGCCACAGTCTTCCGCAGCGCCGTGTGATGCTTCCTGGGAAGCTGACGAATCTTCTCGTCCGCCTCAGCGCTGAGATCGCCCGCCTTCGTGGCCGCGCCGTCGCTTCCCGGATCAATCTCGACCATTTGATCAACGATGTCGTGTACGTCGCTGATCAGCGCGTCAACGTCGACGGGCGCAGCGGCAGCGGTCTTCTTCCTTGGGGGCATGACTTCTCCGGTGGCGAGTTGGGTCAATCGGGCAGTCTTCGCGGCGTGCAGGTCCTTACGCAGCGCGACACGGTCCCCCGCAGGAAGCCAGCGAATGGTTCCTTCGGCAGCGTCGACAAGGGCTCCGACCGTGCCAGCGGTACCGGCCACCTTGACGGCTTCGATCGTGTCGCGCGCGTCAATGGTCAGCTTGTCGATCATGTCCGTTGTCATGGTGCCGGGCATGGTGCGCTCCTTTGGGTTACCGCATGCTGAGCTTAGCGTGGTGATCTTGCGGGTGTCCAACGTACTCACCGAGAGTACGTCGGGAATTTGGTAGGGAGACCGGAGCGATGTGCCCCGGCCTCCCCGCTGCCTAGTCGAGAACCTCAACCTGTTCGGTCGGTCCGAAGACCAGCGAGAAGCCCCCCTTCCCCTTCACGAGGGTCGTTCCCGCGTACATGTCCGTGGCCACCGTTGCCACTGTGAGGAGCCCCGACTCGGTTACGAGCAAGTCTCCAAGGGTTATGTCCTTCGCGCGCTTCGTCATAGGTAGAACATACTCACGTGAGTATGTTCGACGCAAGCCCTGAAACACAAAAAAGCCCGAACCCACTCACGAAGAGTAGGTTCGGGCTCAGTGTCAGTTGTGGGGGAGGAGCAAGCCGTCCACGATCCTGTTCAGATCGTCCAGCGACCCCGTGTTGCCAATCGTCAGCGACGCGGGCCAGTCATCCATTTCCGTCTCGCTCCGGTGCTTGCCCGCGTCGCCGTCCAGTCCGGTACCGGGGCGGGTCACCCGGATCAGCACGAAGCCGCGCGCCTGAAGCGATCGTGCCTCGTTGTGGTGGCGAACATCGGTGACCACCACGGGAAGGTGCAGATCGTGTGCGGCGTGCACAGCGGGCATCGCGGCCTCAACCCAAATCATTGGGTCCAGCTCGCGCATAGCCTGTCCGAAGGCCTGAAGGAAGCGCCGGACTTCGGGGTACGAGTCCTTAGCGACATCCCAGCCGTGCGACTCCACAAGCGTGGACAGCCGAGTCAGCTCAACGTCGTGGTCGTACTCGTCACAGAATGACGCGAATCCGCTGACGAACGGGTCAACCCTCAGCGCGGCACGCTTCAACTGATCGGCGAACGCGACCCGCTGAAAACCGAAGCGCTGACCCATCCGCGCGGCCACCGTGTCCTTGCCGGCGCGAGCATGCCCGATAAGCCCAACGCTCTTGTAATAGGTCATCCGAAGTCCCTTCCTAGGTGCTGTTACGCCCCAGGAAGGGAGTCGGTTACTCGCGGAGCCTAGGCCCCGAGAAGCGCGTGCACGACGGAGAGAACGGCAGCGCCCGGGAAGTTCGGCTTCACTGCACTCACCGCTGCCACGCCACCCGCAACGAAGGCCATGACCACTCGCCGATGACCCTTCAGGAACGTCAGCGCTGCCCGCACCCTGCCTACGCTGTCCGGCTTGCTGTGGTCGCCCATGGCAGTCTCCTTAGACATTCGGGACCTTCAGCGCGTCCCACGTGGCCTTGCCGGGAATGCCGTCAGCGCCGCTACCGCTGTGCCCGCACTTCCGCTGCCAAGCCGCGTAGGACGCTTCGTCGCCGCTGCCCCACACGTCCGTGTTCCGGCTCGACGCGTAGTGGTTGCACCCGACGGCAACGAGGCGCTTGTGCATGGCCGCGATGATCGGCGACTTCCGACCGTCCTTGAAGAACGCAGCGCCCGGGTACGGCTCATGGCTCGGCTTCGGGGTAGCGGGCTTGGTGACAACCGGTGCAGCCACCTTGCCAGACTTCGCACCACCCCAGCGCGGGTCAGCGGATATCAGACCTTCGAACGCCGGAACGCCGTAGCCGTACACGTGCGCGTCACGCCGGGCACGCTTCTTCAGGTACACACCGTCACCCTCAGCGCTGCCGTTGTCGTTCGTGTTGGCTTCAACCGCGTAGATGTAATCGGCGTCGAACGCGACGACCAAGCCCGTGTGAGTGCCGCCACCGGAGCCGTAGAAAACCTGCGCGCCCACAGCGGGGTACTCACTGAAGCGGCCCTTGTTCTTGAACCAAGACACACCCGCAGCGCACGAAGCGGTACGCGGGAAGAGCTTGTCTACGCCGGCCTTCAGCGCTGCCCACGAAACGAAGGTGGCGCACCACGGCTGATAGTCCGCCCACTCAAGCCCCGGAACCTGCGCCGCGTACTTCTCCTTGTTGTTCCAGTGACCGGACGCCGACTTACCTTCGTGGTAGCCAACCTCGGCCTTGACGATCGCAACAAGCTTTGCGACGACGTCACTCATATGTGCTTCTCCCTGCGCATGAAGAAGCCCCCCAGCGGTCTTGCTGAGGGGCGGAATCGTGGTGGGTGGGTTAGAACCTTCGGATCTTCCGAAGTCGGTTTGCGTACGTGCTGCCACCGTTCAGGGTGGACGCGCCTCCAACGTCGCTGAACGTCGGACCGTTCATTGTCTTGCGCGACGAAATGAACCGGTGACTTCCTGCCGCATCCTGGCCAACGTAAATGCCGTTGTGGTCAATCTGCCCTTCCACCGGCTCACTAGCGTCAGCGTCGAACAGAACGACATCCCCAACCTGAATGCCAGTAAGCGGCGGGGGAGTGCTCGCGGAATCCTGCACGAGAATGCCCGGACCGGAAGGCCCGATATCGCGCGTGCGGCGGGGCAAGTTGATGCCGTCAAAGTTGAGATCAAACGTCATCGGAATGCCCATGTGCCTGCCATACACGGTGCGCACAAAGCCTGAGCAATCCACGCAGCCCGTTATTGTGATGCTTCCGTGCGGGTAGTCGCGATGCTCGCCGTTGGGGTAGTCCCACGGAATTCCGATGTAATCGTTCCAATCGGAAAACTCGATGCGCGTTCCGTCAGTGTCTGTAGGCCCGTATTTCGCCTGCCCGTGTATCTGCCGCCCCGCCAAACTCGGGTCAGTCACAGCGGGCGCGTACGCGGTGTACATCATCGCGTAAGCCATCACGTCCGGCGACGTGTCGACCGACCACGCACGCACCTGATCGGCCAGAGCCTGTGTCCACACACCGTTGAACGGCGCCGACAACACCCGCACCCACGTGTTGTGCGTCACCGTGGGAGGGTGCGCCCAGGCCACCGTGTCAACCGTGAGATCGTCGACCAGCGTGTTGAACGGCAGCACCGTCGAGCCTGTTGAGGCGATACAGCGGAAGCCAACGCGACCGGTCATGAACGTTGGGTCAGCGAAGCTGAACGTCCAAGTACCCGGCTCCGCGCTGCCGTCGAGCCATGCCCGGCACCTGATCGTGCCCCCCGTCCGCTGCGCCCGGATACGCCACCACTGCGATGCGGTGAACCCGGCGCCCACCGTCACGGACGATCCCAGCGTGGTCAGCGCGCCGGCCAACACGTACTCAAGCGCGAGTTGAACGGTGCCGGTAGTGGTGACCGTCATACGCGCCCGGTAGTGGTTATTGCTGTCCGTGTACCCGAACAGCATGCTGACGGAGCTGGACGCGCCCCCGGGTACTTTGTCGAACGTGACCTTTGCCGCTGCGTTGAAGTCCGCCACATCCCCATCGTTAAGACTGGCGTACCGACTTGTGTTCACAACGTCGTTGAGGATCACGCCCTTACTTCCGTCGACAGAGAAGTTGCCGCTAGTACCTGTCAAGTTCAGCCAACTACCACCAGCGGGCGACATGCCCCAGCCGCTGGACACGGTGCGCGCGAAGTCGTCGGTGAACGGCTTCTTCTGTTCCGTAAACGTACGCGTCTGCCCGCGCATCGTTACCGTCTTCGCGCCAACGGTGAGCGTCGCCAGGAGCCCGGATGCGTCCGACACCTGCAATTGCTGCGGGGGCCCGGCGACCACCGTTGTCGTCAGCGTGGCCGGCGCTGGATCATTCTTCGAATCGTCGTCTTGGACGAGAATCACGCCAGCCATCAGGCCCCCTGAAGAACGTCAACCTGAACGGTCACAGCGGACGGAGCGCCCGTAACACCCGTGATCTTCAAGACGAGCGAATCACCCGCAGCAAGCGCCGTGTTCTGAAGCGTCGCGCCGGAAAGCCACGTGTCCGACGTGCTCAGGGAAAGGTCCGTTGTCACGAGGTCCGCAGTGCCGTTCCGGGACGCGTTGATCGTCGCCCCCGTCCCGCTGACCCGATAGCCGCGTACGGCCGTGACAGTGCAAGCCTTCGGCGCTCGCCACACGACGTAGGACACAGCTCCGGTAGGCGACGGAAAGACAGCGCTCTTCGTCGTTGTAACGGACCCGACAGTCACAATGCTGCCGTCCCCCTGCCGGATGAATGCCTTTCCCGCCTTCGAGTAGAACTGAACGCCAGAAGCTGCGGTTGCGGGATCAGCGGCTGAATCCCGGACACCAACGCCACCGTAAGACGTCACCTGTGCATCGCCGAACGGACTACTTCCGCCGAACGCAATCTTCTTCGTCGCGCGGCTGATGTACACGGCGAGCCCCGCATCGGAGCCGTCATCGTTGCGTGCCGATACGCGGAAATTGGAGCCCGCACCGGCGCCGGATTCAACGGTGCCATCGTTCTGAATCTGCCACCGGTCAACACCCGCCGTCTGAAGCTTGATAGGCCGGTACGTCCCGGTGGAACCGTCAAGGGTGAGGGACGTTGCTGTCTTGCCGTTGGTCGTCGCCATGGCGGCCACATCAGCGGCAGTAAGTGTGACGTTCGGCCCAAGCTTGCCGTTCACCGTGTCGACGCTGCCGTTACCCGGATCGCCCTTCAGCGACGCAAGCCACTGCGCCTCAGTGCCCGCGTAGCCGTTCTGCACGGCAATCTCGTACGCGCTGGGTCCCGGCACCGGAACATAGTTCGGCGTGGTCGGATCAGTCGACGTGACGTCGGCAAGATCGATCGTCCCCAACGGCGTATCGCGCGGCAGCAGAAGCGCGTACGTACGCGTCCCAGGAACGCCCGTAAGCGACTCCTTCACCGTGTACGCCCATCCGGTGGGGTTCATGCCCGGAGAGTCCGTGGCGGGCAGCGTGACGCCGACGTTCCCCGCTGCGTCGATAATGTGCCCGTTCTCGTCCAGCGTGGCGGCAACAGGGCCGGCCATGAAGAGATCCGACTCCGGGAACGTCAGCATCGGGGGACCTGAGAACGTGATTGTTCCCTTCAGGGCTCGCCCGTCCGGCCCCAGGTACGTGCCCGTCACAAGCACCGTGGGAATAGCTGCGGGAATGGTCACGTGCCGTCGCCTCCAATCAGCGTGTCAATGTGGGTGCGAAGCTCGCGATTCTCAATGCGCAACTCGGCGACTTCAGCGCGCAGTGCCTCATTCTCGACACGGAGCGCGCGCACTTCGGTAACTAGCGTTTCCACTTGCTTCTCAAGCGCGTCCGCGCGGGCAGTCTGAGACTCGGCCACGTCGCGCCATGCATCACGCGTACCGGTACGAGCCTGCCGATAGACCAGCAACAGGAACGCCGCAGCGCCGCCGACCACCTCAGCCGTTCCGACAAGGTCCGTCACTGCCATGTCACCGGCCCACCGTCTGTCGGAGTAAGCGCACCGCCGATACGCGGGTTGCCGTCCGTCGCTTCTTCTTCATACGTGCCTTCCGGAACGCCGGTGACCAACAGGGGGTTGCCCATACCGACCGTCACAGACGCGCCGCTAAGGTCCGTCGCCCGCTTGTTCACCCGGTAGTCGACGGCAAAGCCCTTCCACACGTTCTCGTCATCGAAGCCCACCGGCTGAGGGTGCGCCCACGACCACGTAATCGTGCGCGTGTTACCCGGCGTCGAGTTGTCATCAGCCTGGGTCAGCGTGATTTCCCGAGTCGTTGCCCCGCTGACCATGTCCCGAATCCACACCGTGACCGACACGTCAAGCGGACCGCTCGCGCCCTGGGGAATGTGAAACGGAATGAGGCACAGAAGCACCGGCTGATTCAGCCCCGTCGAGTTGATAACCCCCAGGGTGTTCAGCGGCGCGCCCTCCGTGCCTTCCAGCGAAGGAGACTGAAACGACCCGTACGGCAAACTGTCGTTGACGTTGCCGAGTTGGGGCTTGCGTTCCAGCGCGGTGATCCGGCGCTTCATATCGTTCAGCTCACCGACCAGCGAAGGCGGATGCGCGCTAGTTTGAACTGTCACTGACAAACACTTCCTTACTGGCCAGGGACAGCGCGACCGACTCGGTTCCGTTAACGTCAACGGCTATGCGCCGCTCAGTAATTACGAAGTCGTCGCTCAGGCGCACGTAACCGGACGTGGCCTTAACCACGCCGTACATGCCCGGACGGAACAGACTTCGGTCGTACACACCCGGGTACAACTCAAGCGACGGAATGGCAATAACGCTTCGCCCCACAGCGGCCATAGCGGCGGCCTTCGGGTTAAGCTCCGCCGTCGTCTTCAAGTCGGAGTACGTGGTCACTTGCTGAAGACGTGGCGTCAACGGCAGCGTGTTAGTCACCCGCTGGTAAGCCTTCACGCCTGTTCCCGTGTCAGCGCCGAACGCCCAGGCTTCAGACGCAAGCTTGCTGCCGTCGTATGACACCTGAGAAACGTCGACGTCCACACGGTGCGTCAGCGTAGGGAAGGTCTGCGAAAGCTTCGGCGAGAGGATGATCCGGTTACCCACCCGCGCGGGGGGCTCCCATGGCCGTTCCGTGCGCCCCCAGTAGCTTTCAAACCGGAAGTTGAAGCCGCCGTCTTCGTCCGCAATTTCGTTGATGGCTTCCGCCACATTCTTGAACTCACTGAACTTCCACGCACGCCGGCGAATCTCAAACGACGTCAGCAGGAGCCGCGATGTGTCCGTTGCGATTCCGTCGTTGTCGTTGGCGGACTCAATCCAGTCGCGCAACATCAGGGTTTGGTCTTTCTTACCGCTGTACCCCCTGTACTGCCCGAGCCTGCCACCCGCGCCGCCTACCGGAGTCCAAGACGCCAGATAGCAGAAGCTGTAGTAGCTAAACCAGCCGGACGCGTTCAGCGCGAGAGTGCCCGCAGCAAGGTCAGCGGAAGCCGCCCAAAGAATCCCACCCCACTGAGGCTCGCCGTCGGCAGTGACCACAAGCGCGGACCTGCCGGGAACCAACGTGTTCGGGTCGGCAGCGTCGAGCGGGACACCAATAGCGGCCGCACCCGCAGCGTTCAGAACATCGCTGTATTCAAGGGAGGTGAACGGCAAGGATGCAATAACCTTGCCGCTCTTCGCCTCCAATTGCAGCACTTCATATGTAGGCATGAGCGCACCCCCTACCTATATGAAGTGAGTCGGTTACGTGTTCCACGGAGACTTCGTGAGCTGAAGATTCACGTACAGCGAAGACGTGGCCACGTCGATACCGAGCTCAAGCCCGCCCGAAGTCGTGTACGCCACACGCGCATTCCCGCTGCGGTTGCTCGCCCAGGTCTGCCCAACGCTCCCGTACGTGTGCTGAGTCGGTCGCGAAATGGCGGACGGAATGGAAGCCACCGACGACACAAGCCCGTCCGCGTTGAACGTGGGGGAGAAGTCCAGCCGGCCCGAGAACTCCCAACACACGGACGACTCACGCGCGTACAGCGTGCCCGACGTGGTCACGTTCGTGCCGTCGCCATTCTGGAAGTTCAGCACCGTGCAAGTCACCCACGGGCCCGGGTCGGTCGTGAACCATGCCGTGTCGCTCTTGCGCACCCAACGCTGATTGGTGCCGATGTCGTACAGCGTGAAGCCCGTGGGGAAACTGGGACCCGACGGCAGCACTCCGGCCCAGTCAATGGCTATCTTGCCGTCCTGAAGCACAGCCTGATCCGTGAACAGGCCCGTGTATCGGACGATAGTAATCGTGAACGTGGTGAGCGCCTTCGGCACGTCGACAACGACCAGCGCAACACAGTTGTCCGGGCGAGTCGGCGCAACAGGCGCAGCGGCGGGGATTCCCTGAATCAGTTCGATCGAAAGCCCGTTGACCCCCTCAACCGCTGTGGTTGTCAGCCTCGCAACGATCAGGTCCTTACGCGGGTTGTCCGGTGAAGCCGTCGGAATGGCCACCGTATCGCCGCTCGACCACGCCCAGGTAGCGCCCCCGGATGTGCCGCCGACAAGCACGTTGCCAGCGCCCACAACCACCGTACGGTTCCCAGAGTTTGAGTTCGAAAGGAACTCCGACGTAGACCGGAACAAGTGACGGAACGCGCCGCGCTGTACCTGTAGCGCTTGCCAATTGGAAAGCTCCGTAGCGCCGTACCCAACGCCGTCTTGAAACCATGCAGACGAACTCACGTCACACCCACCTATCTAGCCACGTCACGGTAGCCGTAGCTTCCGTGTATTCGTCTCTACTGCGAAGGCGCATCCGGTGATCTCCCGGATTCAAAGTCGGCCACGTCGACCCCGGGATTATCAGCGCGCTCAAGTCGCTTCCGCCGTTGCTCTTTACCGTCTGTCGCTCCGAATCAATGTTCACGGTGCCGTCATAGTTGAGCCCGAAATACAGGCCGGTCACGTCGTCAATCAGCGTTGGATGCGCCGCGCCCGTGATGACCACAGTCGGCGTAACGGCGACACTGCCCGACAGTTCGAAGCGCGCCACCGGATCGGACGCGGGAACACCCTGGGGCCTGATCTGCCACGGAACCGTAGCGGGCAGCACCATGCCGTTCGGCTGTACCGTCCGCTTGAAGCTCCGTACCGTCACCGCTCGCGACGCATCGCCGATCATTTCCGGCGACGTGGCGTAAAGCTCAATCACCATGTTCGCCGTGAGGTACGCAAAGTTGAGGTCTAGCGGAGCCGAACGCCGGCGCGTACGAGCCATCACGTACGCCGTCTGTCCGCCCGCTGCGCCCGGGAACCGGAACCGGAAAGGTATCTCGTCAATGCCCGGCACAAACGCTGCCTGAAGGGCGTTCAGGGCGCTTGTGAACTCCGCCTGAGTGCTCCCGTAGATCTCCAGTGTCAGCGTGACCGTGCGCCCGTTCAGATAGTCCTTGCCCGGCCACAGCCCGTTGCGCTGAACAAGGACAAGGTCTGATGTCCGCACATCGGGGAGCGACAGAAGCCCGTCGACTCCCACGATCGAAATGGCGGAGTCGGGCACCCCCATGACCAGCCCGTTAAACTCGCACGTCCAGTCGTCCAACTCCGCCACTTCAACACTCCTTCATTACGCCGGACTCGTACGCAGCGCCCAGGCGACTTCCCGCCCAATCGCCCACGGGTCAGCGTTGGTCTGCACGAACACGGACACGCCGCCACCCGAACTGATTCGATGGTTGGGAACAACCGTCGAGCCGTTGGGGAGGAGAATTTCCTCCGGTCCGCGCTCACCAACGCGCACAACGCCAGAAGCCGGGCCACCCATTGCGCGGATCTTCGGAATCGGGTTGTCCGGGATATCGATACTGACCTTGCCCCACCCGAGCTTGTTCGGAATGGCGTAGTTCAGCAGATCAATAACGCCGTTCATGGCACCCTTCGCAGCGCGCGTCACAGCGGCGGCAAGAGATCCGGCGAAGCTTCCCAGTCGGCTCAGTCCGCTCTTGATTCCGTTGATGATGTACCCGCCGATGGACTTACCGGCGCTGATCAGTGCCGAGCCCGCCGAAGCGATGCGCCCCGGAAGGGACTTCACGAAGTCGACGATCGAGTTAAGACCGTCCTTCGCCGCATTCTTGGCATTCGTGAAAGCGGACTTTGTCGCGCTCACGATCCGGTCCCAATGCTTGATGATGTACCCGACACCCGAGAAGTTCAGGAACAGGTCACCAAGCCACTTGAAGACAGTTTTGATCCAGTCCCACACCGCCTTGAACGCTGTGACCGTCGCGCTTCGGATCGTGTCCCAGTTGAGGATGATGATCGTGACAAGCGCCGCAATGGCAGCGATGACCCAGGCAATCGGGCCCATGGCGATAACCCACGCCGCTGCCATGCGCGCCGCCTGAATGAGCGACTGCACGGCCATGAGTACCCACTGCCCGACGATGACGGCACCTGCCCACACAGCGCGAGCCGCCGCAGCGATCCACCCGCCGATCGTTGCCCACGAAGACGCCACCTGGGTTGCCGCCGACGTGACCGAAGCCGTTGCCGTCGTAACCCACCCGGCAACCACCGTGTACGCAGTGACCGTCTGTTGATACGCCCAGGCCAACAGCGCGGGAAGTATGACCAGCGTGATAAGGCCGGCGATCGTGCCGAAGATTCCGCTGTGATCCATGATGAACTGACCCGACGTGCCGAACGCATCGGACACCACGCCGAACTTATCTGACAGATCGTCAAGTATCGGAATGAGCGTGTTGCCCAGGAAGTCAACGACACCTTGCTGAAGGCTGCGCGTGAATTGCTTGACCTTGCTCGCCGTGTTGTCCGACATGGTGTCGCCCGCGTCCTTCGCCGCGCCGTCCACCTTGCCGAGAGAATCCGTGGCCTTGTCGACGTTCAGCGAGAAGAGCGCGGCACCCAGGTCTTCACCCGGTCCGCCGAACAGGGTCTTAACTGCGTTGGCCTTGTCGACGCTGGCCGGAAGCTTGTCAATCTGCTCAAGCGTCTTGCCCAGCGCTTCCTTAGCACGGTCGCCACCCGCGGCAACGTCCTTCGAGATTTGCTTCCCGTTCAGCCCCAGAGTCTTGTACGCAGCGTCAACCGTGTCGCCACCCTGCGAAGCAACGAGACTGAATTCCTTGATAGCGTCCGCCACCTGATCGGCGTCACGCGCGCCACCCTGAAGACCCTGGGAAATCAGGCCCATGGCGGTCTTGCCGTCAAGCCCCATGTTGCGGAAGTTGGTCGAATACTCGTTGAACGTGTCAAGCAAGTCTTCGGCTTTATTCGCGCCGTTCTGAGTGCCAGCAACGAGAATGTCGAACGCTTCGGTAGCGTCCTTCGCCATGCCCGTCTTCAGCATCTGTCCGACGGCATTTGCGGTGGGACCGACTTCGTCGCCCAGCACCGTCGACACGTTCATGGCCTGTTCGCTGATGTTCTTCATTTCATCAGCGGTGGCACCCGAAGGGATGAGCCCCTGTTGCCAAAGGTTCTTCAGCGCCTCATTCGCATCGGCCACAGCTTCCCCGTAGCCATCCGCGTACACGGCACCCGCAGCCTTACCGAGCTTCTCAGCCTCAGCCGGCGAAGCCCCCAACTGTGCCGCGAGTAGATCAGTGTCAGCTTCCTGGCTCAGCGCCTCAGCAAGCCCCGCGCCAACGCCGACAGCAATGGCGCCACCCGCGACAAGCGCAAGACTCTTCGCATGCTCGCCGAACGAACTGATCTCATCTGCCGCTTCGTCGAGCGTCTCGGAGAGTTGTTCGGCGTCACCCAGGATTGTGATCTGAATGGGCCTAGCCACGGTGCACCCCCTACGTCATGACGGGAGTGCGACGCTCGCCACCCGCACCCTTGCCCCGCTGCACGCGACGCGTTTCCTTCTTCTCGGCCTCAATGTCTTCGGCCATTTGCTCGACCAGCGCGTTGAAATCCTGAAGTTCCATGCTGCGCACGTCCGACCATGTGAGCCCCTTGAAGTGGCCGATCAGACGCGCGCAACAAATCACGCGCTGGCTTCGGTAGGGTCCGGCTTGCTCTTCCCCTTCAGGTTGATGCGCAGCGCCCCCGCGTCCTCGATGGAAAAGTCCGGGTGCTTGCGCTTCATGACCACGTACGCCATGGCCTTCAGCATCGGGGCACGCCGCGTACCCGGCTTGTTCAGCGCGTCGAGGGGCTGACCCGTGATCTCTTCGATCGCGTCAATCTCGTCAATCGTCAGACTGTCGAGCTTGAGATCAAGGGTGAAGTCAGTGGGCAGCGCGGGGGCGGTCTTCTTAACCGGCACGGTTACTCTCCAAGAATCTCTGGACGACGGCGTACACACGTCGCTCATAGGTGGCCGCAACCTGGGGACCCTTGCGAGCCATGGCGCGGAACAGGAATCGGTTCGGGCGGATGTTCCGCTTCCTGAAACCGAAGTGAATAGCGGCGGCGTACGGAACGCGCGACGCGCTACCCGCCTTAATGACGGCACCCTTCACGGAAGCCGTGACCTTAATGGACTTGTCGAGCTTTCCCGGACGGTAGCGTTTCGACGACTTCGCATCGCGGTGACCATCCGGACTTTCGTGCACCGCTTGCGGGATAAGGATTTCGGCCGAAGCCTTGTTGGCCGCTCGCACAGCCTTGTTCAGTTCCTTATCCCGCAGCGTGCGCACATTCCGCTGAAGCTCGCGCAGCCCATCAACACGAATCGTGAATGCGGACCGCTGAGCCATTACGGCGTAGCGCCCGGCTCGACGTACGTCATCTTCACGGCGGCAGTACCGTCGCCCGGGTCGAGCACACGGAACGGCAGATTGTGAACCGTGACTTCGTCCGTCGCAGCCTCAGGAGACTCGCCCGTGAACTGAATCGCCGGGCACGCCACGGTCAGCGACGACCCAGCGGTAAGCCCCTCGAAGGTCACCGACAGTTCGCAAATCTCGCCCGCAATGAAGGCTTCGTACAGGCCCAGCGAAGCGGCGCTGAACTCACCCTCAAGCTGACCTTCGTACGTCGGGACAGCGTTGCGGACGGGCTTCTTCTTCAGCTCACTGCCGCGAAGGAATCGCCGGTCCACCTTCATGCCCAGGTCGCCGGACAGTTCCAGGGACGTAGCATCGAAGGCCACCGCAGTGCCGCCACGCTTCAGGGTGACCGAGGTACGCGACCAGTCGTACGGGAACGCTTCAGCGGGATACGTCGGCGCAATGATCTGACCGGCTGTGGTGGTGTGCGTAACGTCCTGGAAGTCGAACGACACCGTCAGCGTGACCGGGTCTTCAACCTGAGCCGAGAGACTCCACCCGGTGGCCACGCAACCCAGGTGCTTGTACGCGACCTTCGTGCCGTCGACACCAGGGCGAACCATCTGAGCCGAGAACGACGGAGCCGCGCTGACGTCCGAAGTCTCAAGAACGGTCGTCTTCACGCCGCCCGAGTCGGTGACCGTGGCCTTGTCGAACGCCGACGTCAGAAGCGAGCCCGCCCCTGCGTCGAGTAGATCGATCTCAAGCTCACCTTCGCCACCCATGTTGATGATGTTGCGGCGATCAGCGCGAGCCGTCTGCATACCGGCGCGGAAGCCGACAGACTCAACGAACTCACGTGAGGTCTTCCACGAATCGGCGTGGCCCTCGTAACCCTCAACCGTGCTGGACAGATTCCCGTACGCGGTTTCCTGGCCAATGCCAATGCTTGCGTCAAGCGCCATGCGTGCGCCCCCTTCTATTGGTAGACGCGCCCACGAACCCGGACGCGAAGAGTGAGCGCCGAATAAGCGCCGTCGGTCGTCTCAGTGGTTTCGACGCTTGCCGACTCAGGGCGCACGTCAATCAATCCGGGCACAGCGGCAGCGTTCGCGTTCATCCACCCGCACGCGTCCTTCACGTAATCCCGGATTGCGTACACGCCGCGCTCAGCGTCAATCGGATTGCCCGGAGTCGTGACTACGGCGTGCGCTTCCACATACCCCGAAACGCTGGTCGGCTTAGCGCCGGCGCGCATCGCTACCGGAGCCAAATCGTCATCCGTGGTCGCGCCCAACCACACTTGCTTTCTACGGGAGTTGTCGCCCGTCTCAGCGAAGGAGCACTGAACGCCGCTGGGCGCTGTGGCCTTCAGCCGTTCGTACAGTGCAACCTTCGCGTCAAAGATCAGTGCCACGCCGCGCCCCTCACATGAAGATGAACGGCAGGCGAGCGCGGTAAGAGTTCAGTCGCGCGTTCACCTCGGGCAGCGAAGTCGGTCGCCAATTCCCACCCGCCTGGGCAAGCTGAATCGAGCCGAATTCGGATTGAAGCTGAAGGGCGCGATCAGGAATGCGTGACACGTGGTCAAGCACGTACTGACGCGCGAGAGTGCGCACACACCAACGGATCGTTTCCGGCGTAGGGTTCTCGACCGTGTCCCACTTTTGCCCGCAGTAGGTTTCAGCGATCTCAACCGCTACGTCGATAGCGTCGCTCAGAAGCTCGTCACTGAAGAGCCCCGCATCGTCCAGCCCGTCAAGCGCGCGCAACTCATCAATCGTCGCGTATGCCACGCTGCACCCCTTCCCAGGGCACGGGGCGGAACGTACTCACGAAGAGTAGGTTCCGCCCCTGCACTAGATGGATCAGGCGCCGATGGTCATGACCTTTACGGCCGTCTGGTCGATCAGAAGACCGTCCGCGCGCTGAAGGAACCGGTACACGATCTGATCCGAGGTGAACTTGGTGTCAACCGAACGGTCAACGCGCAGCGCGCCCGCGAAGCGAACCCGGTACTTGCTCAGGTCGCCGAACAGAATTTTGTCGTCCGGCACGCCGTCGTCGGAAACGATCGGACGACCGTTGAACATGTCCTGCGCACCCGCCGTAAGGGCAGGCTGGTACAGGTAGTTCCCGGTCGTGTCCTTCAGCTTCCGCAGCTTTCCGGCGTTCTTGTCCGACACGACGTAGGTGGCGTTAGACCGGTACGCCGACTTCAGCTCGTACGACAGGTCAATCAGCGCATCCGACTGGACCGAAGTGGGAGCCGCCGCAGCGGAGAAAGTGGCGGTGGCCGCGCTGCCGTCCAGGACGATGCCCTTCGGCTGACCCGTACCGGTACCGGTCAGGAAGTGTCGACCCATGGCGTCACCAATGGCCGGCCCAGCGTCGCCCACCAGGAAGCCGACAAGGTCAAGCACCTGGTCAGTGGCGAACTCATAGGACACGGTGGCCGCGTAGCCGTACTTGTACGCGCCCATGGAACGCTGAGTGGTCGTGTTGTACGACTCGGCAACGGTGCCGTTCTCAGCGACGATCGCAGCGGTAGACCGACCAGTGACAACGGTGAAGTCGAGCGGGTTGCCGTCGGCCGTGTTGAACACAGTGGCGCCGTTGCGCATGATCGCGGACCGGTTGACCGCCTGTGCCATGAGCTGACCGTAGAGAGTGCGGTCGATCGCGTTCGCACCCGAAGCCTTGTCAAGCTGAGCGCGGAACTCCGCACCCTCGTTGGCGGCGAGCGCCCGAAGAATGTCCGCGTCCGAACGCTCAGCGCTGCGGACACCCAGGCCGGAAGCCCCAGGCTCGATGCTGCCCATGAGGGTCTGGATTCCCTCAGTGGCCTTCAGCGCCTCAACGCCGCGCTTGATCCGGCCGTCAAAGTCGGCAATGGCGGTGAGAAGGTTCTCTTCCTTCGCGCGCGCATCGGCGTCCATGTCCTTGCCCGCGAACTGCTCGCCCAGCGTGCGAAGCTCAGCGGTGGCCTGCTCGCGCGCAGTGAAGTTGGCGCTCAGGGTAGTGGCGTCCATGTGGGCTCCTTACTTGTTCAGAGCGCGGACAAGTGCACGCGCGTCAAGGTGAGAAACCGGCGCAGCTTCAGCCGGCTGGGAATCGCGCTCTTCGCTCGGGGGCGCGAACTCCCCAATGCACAAGGCCTGTTCGATAGACCGAAGTGCCGCCTGTGTCGTCGGGTAGGCCGGATTCACAACCGGGCCCAACTCGCGGACATCCATGGCCGTGATCTCCCGAATGGGAAGACCCGTCTCGGTGTCGTCCGCTTCGGCTCGCCGCTGCCCACCGTCCAGCACTCGGAAGGTGAAGGACGAACCCTGAAGGTCGCCGCGCTTCAGAAGCTCAGCAACGTCACGGCCGACAGTCGTATCCGGTAGATCAATCTCGTACCATCCGCCTTCGCGGTCTTCACCGACCCGCAGCGTGCCCGAAGACGTACGCCCCAGGAGACTTGCCGTGTCATGGTTGAACGTCGCGTACACGTCGTTCTGACGCAGCGACGGAGCACCCGCACCCGGCACAATGCGCTCGCGGAAGCCGCCCAAGTCGTGCGACAGTTCGTTGAACCGGTAGGCGTAGCCGCGCATAGAAATGCGCCCGTCATCTGACGAGCGCTCCTCAAGCGGGCTTACGGCGTAGCGGAGTTCACCCGCTGGTCTGTCCGTCATCCTTTCCCCCTTCGTCAACCGGCGCATCTGCCGGAGGATCAGCCGGCGTAGCTGCCGGAGCTTCAATGGCGGGGGGAGTAGGGGCGGCAGGCTCTTCGCCAATCTCGCCCAGGTTCATCGGAACCCGGTATGCCTCGCCCAGCCCATCAGGCAGCGGGGGGAGGTCTTCGGCATGCCGCACTTCGTCAATGCTGTAAATGCCGTTCTGAAGACCGAGGCTGTACAGTTCCATGCGCTCCTTCGGCGCTCCCCGCTGAATGCCTTCAAGCGAGAACTTGACGAAGCGGAAACGGTCGGCCGTCTGCGCGAAGAGAAGCCTGTTGAAGCCGGACTCAATGCGCTCAAGCCACGGACGAAGGCTGAACATTGTGAACGCGATGTTCTGCTCAGCGAGCCCGGAGCCCCACGACGTCGAGTTCGTCGCGTCAGAAATCAGGTGCGGCGGCACACCAAAGATGCGCGCAATTTCCGGAACCTGAAACTGTCGCGTCTCCAAGAACTGTGCTTCGTCCGGCGACATTGCGACCTTGCTGAATTTCGCACCCTCAGTGAGGAGCGCAACCCGATGCGCATTGTCAACGCCGGAGTTCGCGGCACGCCACGCTTCACGCGCACGCGCCAAACCGTCCTCGCTCATGGTGCCGGGAACCTCAACCACAGCACCCGGCATAGCGCCGTTCGCGAAGAACTTGCTGCCGTACTTCTGAGCCGCCAGCGCAAGCCCGATGGACTCACGCGCGTACGTAATTGGGGAACACCCCTCATACTCACCGGGAAGCATCATCCCGGGAATGTGCAGAACATCCCGGGGCGTGAACCATCCGAGCAACACTTCGTTGCCGTCGGCGTCAATGTCGAACGCTTCGAAGACCTTCCGGCGAACGCCGTTCTTCTCAATCTGCACCATGTGCACTTTGATCTTCGTCGGGTCCAGCACGTCAAGGCCCACGATGTTCGGGCCCTGCCAGCGAATGGCCAGGAACGCGTTCCCCTGAAGGAGGAGCGACAGAACCGTCTGGGACAGAATGTCGATGCGCCCCATACCACCCGGCTCAGCGTTCGGGTAGTCGATCCACTCAGGCGAGTCGATCTCCCGTCGAGCCCCACCGCGCTTGCTGTACGTCGTCAGCGGCAGCGTGGCAATCGTCTCGGACAGGAGACGGACACAGCCGAAGACTGCTGACACCTGTAGCGCCTCATTCGGCGTCACCCGCTCGCCCGATGCGGCAAGGCTGAAGCCCCCGTACAGGTCAGGGTCGTACGGTTCCCACGCGCGCTGCGTAGGCTCCTCACGCCCGAAGAGTGCAGACCAAAATCCCACCGTGCCCCCTTCGGGTTTAGAAGTCGTCGAAATCGATATCGGGGTCGCTGCCTGCGCCCACCGTTACCGGGCCCTGGTCGGTCTCCCACGTCGCGAGAATCGCCGTGTCCGTGCGGAGCCCGTTGTCTTCGCGCCACATCACAGCGCCGTGAACGGCAAGGATCATGGCGATAGCAAGGTCGATCTTTCGACGGCTCGCCGCGTATTCCTTCGTGACCCGCGCGCCGTTCTTGTCCTCACGCAGCACCGCGTTACCGATGTGCCGGGCAAGCGCCGGGTTGCCGTCGTGGCTCAGCCGGCCATCACGGCACGCGTCATACACGGCTTGCGTCGCCGGGATCATGCGCTTCAGGGAGTTGGTGGGGAAGGCCTCAACCGGGAAGCCGTCGGCTTCGAGATTGTCTAGCGTCTCTTCCCAGCGGTACGGGTCAGCGACCAGGTTCCGCACCCGGTACACGTCCAGCGCCTCATGCAGCGCGTCCCGGACATCGGCCATGGGCACACGCCAATGGACGTCATCAGCCGGAGCCTCCCAATGCCCCAACACGAACACCCGGAAGTCAGCGATGCGGCACGCGATAAGCGCCGTACTGTCGCCCTTCCAAGACCCGTCGAAGCCGAGAATGATTTCGTCCCCAGGCTCAAGCGGCTCCGCCTCAGTGTTCAGGGAGTCCCACAGCCCGTGCGGCAACCACGTAGACGCGCCCCGGACAAACTGTGACAACCGGTAAATGCGGAAGGAAGCTTCCGTACTCCGCTGCGCTGCCGCCTTGAAGTCGTCCGGGTTGAGAATCTCGTACGACGGATTGCACGCTGCCCACACTTCGGGGTCAAGGTGATCAACCGTCTCGCCCAGCTTCGGGCCCCACGACCGGTAGAACAGAGTCGGGTCGTCGGCTTCGCCAGAGTTGACGCGCTCGCCCTGTTCGCACAGCGCTGCGAACGGTCCATCAGGATCAGGTCCGGCAGTGCTGATGATGAGGAACATAGGCTGATTACGCGCGGCTGATCCCAGCGTGAGCGCGTCGAACAAGTCACTGTGCTTGCTGAACGCGTACTCATCTAGGGATACAGCGGCAGGGTTGAGTCCCTGTTGCCGTCCCGCGTCCGCGCTGACGACCCGGTAAGTGTTGTCCTTGTACCGGATCACGTCGCGCTGCACGTCGCAGACAGACGCAAGCTTCGGGCTCGCGTTCACCATTTGCTTCGCCGAGTCGAACACCATGCGCGCCTGATTGCGGTCATTGGCAGCGGCGATGATCTGACGCTGTGAGTCCGCGCGGTCCGCGATCAGGTGGTACAGCATGATGGCAGCGGCGATCGTTGACTTGCCGTTCTTGCGCGCCACGCAGACAACCACTGTCCGGTGCTTGCGCCTCCAACGCCCGAAGGAGTCTTGCGTCAGCGCGTACGCGTCTATCAGTAGCGTGCGTTGCCACGGAAGAAGCTTGAAGGGTTGGCCGGCGAAGGAGCCGGTGAGATAGCAGAACTCTTCGATCCACTTCGCGACGCGGTAACCCTCAGAAGGGAACGGCGCGTCAGCGGGAATGTGCCGGGCGATGACCGGGTCTATGTTGCTCACCCGGTCACCTCCTAAAAGTCTTCGGGACCCGCCGCTATCTTGCGAGCCTCAGCGGCCACAAGACCCAGCCTCAAGCGGGCTTCCGGCGTGAACCCAATCGCAGTCTCGATGGACCGGAGTTCTTTCTCCGTCGACTCAACGAAGCGGAGCATCGGGTGCGCAACAGGTTGGCCGTTGTACCCCTCCGACATGTAGCCATCGGCAGCGACCAGGGCGAGCAAGTCAGCGCGGCGATCGTGCAACTCGCAATACCGCTGAATGACGTTGCGGTCCGTCTCGGGGGAGTAGGCACCCATACCCGCAGACCACACGTTCCGCCAAACGTCCTTGCCCGTCTCCTTCAAGTGGGCAGGGACACGGGGAGCGCGACCCTCATACACGATGGGCGCGGAAGCCTCTGAAGGCCCGTTGGCGTTCCCGGTACGAAGCTCCGGTGACTTGGCACGGCTCATGGCTCACACCCCCTTCAGCGGGCTTCCAGACCCCTTAACGGAGCCGTTCTCAGCGTGCCGAAGTGGCGCTTGCCCAGGCGTACCACGGGTTGAGGGCGCTGGGGGCCCTGGGTCCGGCCTCACACCTAGCGTGCGTTTTCCGAGCTGGGGCCGGGATCGCTGAGAGAAAAGTTTCTGAACTTTTCAAAAGATTTCCGAGGAATTTTTCTCAGAAATCTTTTTCAAAAAGGCGGAGATTTAAAATCAAAGTCTTCGCGTGTCTTCATGCGGTGACACGACTTGCATAGCACCTGCACGTTCGACTCAACATCCTCGCCACCCTTAGCGAGCGGCACAATGTGGTCGATGTCCACACCCGATGCAAGGAACTGACCAGGGCAGCGGGCACACAGTACATAGCCAGTAGTTGTCATGGCCTTACGTACCGCGCGCCTCAGCTTGGCAGCAGCGTTGTTGCCCCGTGCTATCGCAGCGCGCCGCTTAGCGTGTGACTTGATGCTGCGCCGTGCGTTGTAGTCAGCGTGGTGGTGGGCGCATCGTCCGCTGTGGGTCGCCCACTCACGACAATCAAGACACCGTGTACGCATGGCCACCCTCAATCGGAACGTACTCTCCGTGAGTACGTCTACACCCACCCACCTGTCAGGAAGTGCACGCTCAGCCAAGCCATGAAGGCCAGCAATGCAGCGCGCCGCATCCGTACCCAACCCGTCGGATCGTGGTCGGCGCCAATGGCAAACCACTTCCACACGTGCTCGCTCAGCGTGGCACCATCGCGCCGGCTGAAGAGCGCCTTACCCTCAATGACTCCGAAGGCGGCAAGCCATGCGAGCCATGCAAGCGTGTAGCCGCTCACTGCGGTGCACCCTTCAGCTTGTCCACAGCGTCAGCGATAGCGTCCTTTTGCTGCGGCACCGTGGTGGACTGGCCGGTTGCCGTGTCAGTGACGCGCACAAGGCCATTCGGCGATGAGGCGTCAGTAACGACGATTGCCACGTTGTCCCCCTGTTTCGCCGAAGAATGCTGCGCAAAGTGCACCGGACGGGATTCGAACCCGCGTTTACCCCGTCGCCCGGGGCGTTCTGTCCGCTGAACTACCGATGCCGCCCATCCGTCCCCTGATCAGGGGGAGTTTCAGGACACTGCCGGAGCTACCGGCATGGTTGACACGGCTGGATTCGAACCAGCGACCTCCCCGTTACAAGACCCGGGTAGGGGTGCTCTGCCGCTGAGCTACGTGCCAAAGCGCCCCGTACCGGATTCGAACCAGTACGGAGCAAACGCCGGGGCTCAACCCATGTGGGGAGCACCCGGCAACGGAGGGGAGGCGCGCTCAGTCCGTCAGAGCCATGCGCTACTAGATACGCGGCAACGCGTTCCCCTCTACCTATATGAAGGGAGTCGGTGACCTGGGGCAGCGCCTACAGCGGGAAGCCCGGTGTGACGGAGAGACGTTGGGACGTCGATTCTGGATTGCCTATAGGGATGTCTTATGTGAATCTGAAAAATGAGTCACTACGTAACAGCATCACAACTTGCAGGTCAGAAGGGGTGCGCCCTTGCGCTGTGGTGACGAAGGCACGGTTAGTTAGTACTTACTAACTACGGATGATCAAGAAAAAGGCGGACCGAAGCCCGCCCCTTCCCGCTGTGCTTGTGGCCTAGCTCACTTAGCGCCCCTGAGTCGCCGGCGCCGGTCAAACGTCTTCTGCACGCCTTCGGCCACGTCGTCGGGCATGCCGTCGCTGTCACGCCACACGGGCACGAGCCGCTCACCGATCGGCGTACGGTCGCCCCGGTACTTTGACGGCAACAGGGTGACACCTTGCAGTGCCGCCTTCAGAAGTGCGCGCTGCCCGTGGGTTCCTGCGCCCTCCCACAGCGCTGCAAGTGACTCACTGGACATGAGGGGCGTTAGGTCGGCGTCACGGCTCAGCGCGGCTACCTCGGCCTTCAGCGCGGCAATCTGCTCGCCCACCTGTTGCCGCATGCTGTCGTACGTGGCTTCGTCCATGCGCCCGTGCACGAAATACTCCTTCGTCAGCTTCATTTCACGCCCAACGGCCGATTCCAGCGCGGCGTTCACGTGGGCTTTGCGGGCTTCTTTCTCGGGGTCTTGGTATGACAACCACTCGCGCGCGATGTGGTGGATCGTGGGCGACTCGGGCCCCAGGCTGAGCACGTGAGTTAGCCACATGGCCTCAACGGCGCCGTCAACGCGCTCCCGTTCCGTCGACACACCCTCACACGCTGCGGGTCCGCTGGTCTGCCGCGCGTAGCACCTGTAGTTGACTCCGCCGTTGGCCATGGGGCCCTTGCAGCGTCCACAGCGAAGGGTGCCGGATAGCAGGGCGACGATCTCTCGCTTGCCCCGGGTGCGGTCACCGATGCTTGTTCCGGCCTGGGCACGTTCGGCGAGCATGGCGCCAATCTTGACGTGTTCGGCGAACGTGATCACGCCTTCCCCGAGCGAGATTGGGTGGCCGTTCTTGTCGAGCAAGGGGGTTCCGCCACGGTGGTACTTGCCCACGTCGTTGCCGTTGTCGTCGAGCATCTTTTCGCGATTGGCGACCAGCCCAGCCCACGTCACTGAGTGCGCGAGACTCACGATTCCGGGACCGGTCCAGCGCCGGCCATGACGCGTTTTCGCCCCTTCGCTGTTGAGCTTGCCAGCAATCCAGTTGGGGGTTTTCGCGTCTATCAGGTATTCCGCGATCCGGCGCGCTGTGGGGTACTCGGCGGGCTTGTGCGCGAGCTTCCCGGAGCCCTTCGGCGAGTGAAGTCCGTAGGGCGTTACGCCACCCGTCCACTTGCCTTCGGCCTTGTTCGACTCAATGCCCATCTTGGTGAATTGGGAAATGTCGACGGCTTGTTCACGGGCAATCTCGCTAAGGAATGCGAGAACGGTCCGGGAACGCACTGAGTCGAGCCCCTCAGCGACGATGAAAATGCGCGCTTGCCGCTCCTCAAATTTGTCGAGCAACAGGCCAACTTGCCCCATACCACGGCGCGATAGGCGGCTTGTTTTGAACACGTAAAGCGTCTTCGAGAGTCCGGCATCGGTTATTGCGGCGGTGGCCTTTTCGAATTCTTCGCGGCGCACGTAGCTTTTGCTCGCGCTCTTCTGTTCGAACCATACGTGCCGCACGTGCTTGTTCTCGTTGCGCGCGTGGAAGCACATGCGCCGGATCTGCTCGCGAAGGCTGGTCAGCGTGTCCTTTTTCTTGCTGCGCCGCACGTACATTTCGGCGAGTGTGGAGGGTGCGCCGGTGGGGACGTCCCAGAGTCCCAGCTCTTGCAGCTCCGTGTCTGTGAAGCCCAGCGCGCGCAGTGTGGGGAGGTCTTCGCGGGTGTCCATGGTGTCCCTTCGCTGTCTGTTGTCTCTAGCGCGCGTGTAGAAGGGAGTCGGTGACTTTCCCCAGGTCACGCTAGGTATGGCAGCGTTGGTTCATGGGTGCCCGTGGACCAACGCTCCCACAGCTTAGCGCGTAAGGCCGCTGACCAGCGTAAAGCCCCGGAAACACATCGGGGGATTGCGTAACCGGGGCTATGGCCAGTAGCGGCGCGTCACTCCTCTCTCGTCACGGATGCGTGGTCACTAGCCACGCGCCGGAACAGGCGGTGTTCAGGGTTCCGCCCGGTGTGGGCGAGCGCCCAATCCTGCGCTGTCTCCTGGGTGTCCTGTGGGCCGGAATCGTCACCGCACTCCGGCGCTGCGCAGAACAGTTCGAAGACCCATCCGCCTTCGGGTACGTGCCGGATCGTGTGCTCGACGTACCGCAGTACTGCGCGCGTCATGCGTCCGCCCCGGTGCACAGGGCTTCGTACAGTTCGACCTGTTCAGCCACAGCGGTGTGCAGGCGCTCCCACGATTTGGCTTCCACCGTGTAGATCAGTCCTGCCGCTGCCCCACCGTGCGACTTGTGCAGCGCTGTCACGTTGTACGGGGGTGTGGCGTACCAATGCGGCTCGTGCCGTCTGTCCGGGCGTGAACAGAAAGAAGCCCATCCGTCCGGCAGGGGCGTAGTTACGTCGACTTGCCCCGAGCCATGGGAGGGCTTCGGTGCAGCGACATTCTCAACGCTTAAGCGTTGTCCGCTGGCGGTCATATGTTGTTGTCCTAACGGGAAGTCAGGTCCGGTCCGTCGCCGGACACTTAGACCAGGTTAGCGCCCTGTGTGGCCTTCGTCACTCGTTTCAACAACCTGTGCGTCAGCGTCTATTACGTACGTCGTCCGGCCAACAGTCACCGTTGTTGCTCCGTCCCGGACTTCCTGCGCTGCCCGGTCGAAGTCCTCCGCCCGTTCCTTGTTCTCCCGTGCGACCCGGTGCCACATAGCGGCTCGCCCGGTCAGCTTGGTCAGTAGCTCGTCAGCGTCGACGTACGTCTTCGTCTTTGGTGGCAGGGCCGGTGTCTCGAACATGCCCCGTAGGCTACCGGCGCGCAGACGCAAAAACCCCCGTACCAACCGCCTCATGGCAGTTAGTACGGGGGCGATGTGCTGCGCAGCTAGCTAGATGCTGAGCGCTGCGTCAAGTTCCTTGTACTTGCGGCGAACGGTGGCAGGGTGGCGACCAGCGGCGGCAGCGACCTCAATCGGGTTGAGCTTGTGCCGCCAACCCTTCTCAATGATGTCGTCGGCTTCCTTGTTGCTCGGACGCTTCGGCGGCTCCGGCGCCTGCTCACCTTCGTCGTACTCGACCCGCTCAGGCGCAGCGGCCACAGCGGCAAGGATGAGTTGCTCAGGCGTCTCAGCGGGCTTCTCCGGGGCGGGCGGCGCCGTGTTGCCCACCATGTCCATAGGCACGCCGAACGCGTCTGCAATGCGCTGCTGAGTGGCTTCCCGCATCCCCGTCAGCGCGTCCCGCTCAGCGTCGGCAAGCGCGGCCATGTAGATGGGTCCGACTTCCGCGAGAAGCATGACCAGGGCCGGCGCGATCAGGTGGACGGCAACGCCGACCCAGTCACGCTCACTGACGCTCAGCCACACGTTCAAGAACACGGAGCTGAGTCCCGTGATCCAGCGGAAGGCCATAGGCCACTTGCCCAGGCTCCGGATGCCGTATTTGGCAAGGGTGCTTTCCGCGCTGAGCGCCATGATGAACGCCGCATCGACGATCAGTCCGAGCACCCAGCCGGAGCGCTGCCATTCGCTGTGCGCCTGCACGAACGGCGTGGTGGTCATGAGGCTGTAGAACACAAGGCCCGTGATCAGGAACCATCGTCCGCCGATCAGGACCTTGCGCGTGCGTCTAATGCTCCGCGTGTCCAACTCCCATACTCCTTCGCGTAGTTGACGTTCAGTCGTTTGCGAAGGCCAGTAAGGGAGTCGGTAACTCGCTACTGCGGTATGGCCGTTGGCGCGGGCTCTGACGTGGGGTCCGTCGTTGGCGCGTCCAGGGGCATCACTGCGAACGCCGCAGCAGGCTCTTCGGTCGGCTCCGCGCACAGCGCTGCAATGGCCGTGTTGCCCGCGGGGGCTGAGAACGGCATTGCGAAGTCCGGCAGCAACGTCCCAACGACGTCGTCCAGCACCTTGCCGTCCCCCTCAGCATCCTTCAGCGGGCCCAGGTCGCCGGCGCGGGGCTTCGCATGCTTGGGCTTCGCGGGCTTCGCGTGCTTGGGCGTGTGGCGCTTCTGTGCGGGCTTCTCCGGGCTTGCCGTCGGCTTCGCGTGTTGGGGGACGCTTCGGGGCAGCGCGACCGGCCTGGGGACGAACACGGTCTCTGTGGGGGTCGGCGTGACGTCGTCGGGAAGTTGTGGAGAAGTTGTGTCCGGTGTGGAGACGCTCGGGCGGGTGGTTGGCGCTGCCGCTGAGGGGCTTTCGTTGGGTCCGGAATAGGCCAACGCGCCTATGCCGAAGGCAACTACGGCCGTGGTGGTGACGGATGCGGCAAACGCAATCTTGGATGCCATGGTTCCCTGGCTCGATATACGTGGTGGTTACAACTTCAAGTATCACGGTTCAACAGGTTTGCGGAGCGCAATCGTCCGTAACATTCAGGCAACAAGCGCGTGCGGGTCGCCGTGCACCCACTCACACGCAGTCCACATGTCGCCCCCGAGCACTAGTTCGTGCGTCTCGGGCGAGCGCTTCCACTCAACGCCGCAGACGAGAATCCCCGTGTCCTTCCGGCGTCCGATGACCCTGAAGCCGTCGTACCTGGGCGACACGGGAGCGCTCAGGATGCGGGCAACCAATCTGCCCTGGGCGCTCAGGACAGTCCGCAGCTCAGCGCATGTCTTGATCAGTTCCTCGCTCATACTGTTACCCAGTAGCGAACACTGAAGCCACGTACGGGCAGCGCCGGACGGTACCCAGACTGTGAGTGCGAGCGTGAATGGTGACGTGTGCATAGCGTGCCCCCCATGGCAGCGGAATGTGTAGTTCCAGTGTGCATTTTCGGCCGTGACGAATGATCAACCGTGAGTAGTGCCCTGCTGCCCTCCCTGGGTAGTACAACCCTCAAGCATGCTCATCCGTCGCGGGGAGTTGCATGAGGTTGCAACCGCCCCTCGTGCCCCTTTCGAACGTGTGTCCGAACATACGCCCGGTGACTGACATATGCCAGACGGTTACGCAATAAAATAGATGTAGTGTCCATGCATGTGCATCGACGACGAACGCAAGCAAGCCCCGAACATACTCGCCGTGAGTACGTTCGGGGCTCGCGCTGGGCTTACTGGCAGGCAAGGGCGCGGGTCGCCGTGACCGTCCAGCCGTACTTGCGAAGCTCCGGCAGCGCCTTCTTCTTCGCGTCCGCCAGGGTGGCCTGGTAACTCCAACCCATGAAGACCCATCCGGCGCCTTCCGTGCGGTGCGGGCGCTCCTCCGGGTAGAACGCCCAGGTGGCGAAGGTGGGGACCTTGCCGCCCTTGTACTGCGTGGCGTGGTCTTCGTTGTTCGGGTTGGCGATGATGTACTCTGCGCGACCGGCCATTTTGGGGCTCCTTGTTCGTTGGCTTCTGAGAGAAGCTTAACCTACTCACGTGAGTAGGTTCAACCTCTGGGCAAGAAAAATCCCCAACAAACTCACGTGAGTTTGTTGGGGTTCCGGTCATGCGGCGTACTCCGCCACAGCCATGTTCTCGTGCACCACAGTCTTCGCGCCCAGGTCGCCGTACGGGTGGCTGGACACCTTGCACGTAACGCCAACCTTCCAGTAGTCGGACGGCGCAGCAAGGGCGAAGTGGTAAACCGTGCCGTTGATGACCCGCGTCCACTGGATCAGCGAACCGTCGTTGCGGTACACGGTTCCGCGCGGCTCGATCGTCAGCTTCGGCGCATCCTCGGTCGGCTCGGGAGCGATCGGTGCGTAGTCCGCGTCAGCGTGGTCGTCGCAGCGGTAAACCGACACGCTGTACGTGCGACCGTAACCGGCGTCCCGCTCAGACTGGCGGACCTTCGTCGCCGGCGCGCCGCATTCCTTGTGGCCGAACTCCGTGGCGGTACCCCAGGAGCGAACGATCTTGCGGTGAGTGGCGGTGCAGGTGTTCATGTTCGCTCCTTGTTCGTTGGCTTCTGAGAGAAGCTTAACCTACTCACGTGAGTAGGTTCAACCCCCGGGCAAGAAAAAACCCGAACCTACTCACGAAGAGTAGGTTCGGGCTCCGTGCCGTTACGCGCCCGTAGCGTTCCGAGTCTGCACAAGGGCCGCGAGCGTGCGCGCTTTCGCTTCCTTGCCCGCGCTGACTTCCCGGGTCAATACGCTGCCGTCGGCGCCTTCAATGGTGACAAAGAGCTTCGTGGAATCCTTCTTCAGCGCAAGGGCGAATATGCCCGTCAGCGCCACCCGGGTAGCCGTGATGCGCTTCGCTGCCTCCCCGCGATCCACGGTCACCGTTGCGCCGGCGATAGGTACGCTCGCCTGCCCCACAAACTTGAACATTCCGTCAGAGACGCGAATGCCCAAAAGTCCAGCGGCAGTCTTCAATTCGCGATCAGTGCTCATGAGCCCCCCTCAATAGTGGTGATCGAGGGGGACTTTATCACGGGCCTCACAAGACGTTGTCCAGTTCCCGCAGTAGTGCGTACGCAGCGTCGAGATCTAGATGAATCGAGGTGGTCTGCGTGTACCCGCCGTGCGTGAACGTGCCGTGCACGGTAACCGTCATGTCGCCGTCGCCGTCTTCCGTCGCCTCAGCGGTTGCCGACGTGAACACAACGGAACGGTTGCGCTTGCGCTCAGACACGCTCAAGCCCCTTCATGATTAGGTCGATGATCTGTGCGCCGTCCGCCACGCCGACGTGCTCGATCAGCGGCTCGCCGAACGGGTCGGAGTCGTCGAATATGCGAATGGTCGGAAGGGTGGCTACGCCCTGCGTACGCGAGTCGGATTCCTCAACGAAAATGAATTCCGGCTCAAGCCCTTCGCCCTCACACACGTCGCGGAAGGCCGGCCATGTGAGCTTCGTACCCTCATTCCACGTTGCGCCAATCAGCACAGGCAGGATCATGAGCCAATCTCCCTTCGCCAGAAACGCTCTTCGCGCCGTCGGATGACTCGCCGCAACCATGGGCCCTTGTCGCCTTCGTCGGCGTACCGGTGGGGGAGTGCCTTGCTGAGCACACTGCCAGTGCGCGCGCTCTTGTACTTGCGTTGCTTGCTGCGCCCAGTGTGCGGAACGGGCTCGCTCACTTCGCGGGCTCCTTATAGCGCACGCACACGGTCGAGGTAACCATGCCGGTTACCATCTTGCCGTTCACGATGTGGGTAACCAGGTGGGTTTGTGTCTCGTACTGCGCACACTCCGGGCCCGTGTCGCACGCGCTCAGCGTGGCAATCAAGGCGGCACCCGTGGCGGCAATGGCAGCGGCACGCTTGTTCATGGAAGCTTCTCTCCGAACGTACTCTTCGTGAGTGCGTTCTCAGTCGTCGGCGGGTCCGTACAGGAACTGTGCGAGCTGGAAGACGTCGTACGGAGTGACGTCGTACGGGGCGACTTCGTCCGGCCACTCCCCGAAGGAGCGAATGAGCGCGTTAGCCGTACGCCACGCGTCCACTCGCTCCGCCATGTCTTCGGCCCTTCGCTGTGCCGCAGTGGTCAGCATCGGGGGCTTGAAGGTGGGTTCTTTAGGCACGGCGCTCGTACGTCCGTCCCTTGAAGGCGACCGTGTCGAGTCCGCGCCGGATTTCGTCCTGCCGCTTCGCCTCAGCCGAGCGCCAACCGGCGTCACTGCGCGCGCCACGGTCGCTCATGTCGGCACGGTCCGCTTCGTCCTTCAGCCATGCGGCCAACTCGCGCGCCTGCTGAGGGGTCATGACCGCCCGGTCGTCCGGCACGGCAATGCTGATCTTGCCCGGCTCATCCGACTTCGTGAAGCCGAGAACACGCCCCTTGTCGGCGATCATCGAAGCCTTCGTCTCCTGAGTGACTCGCAGTCCCATATGTGTGTGTGCTCCTTACGCAAACAGGGTGAGTTGTTCGGGCTTCAGGTTCAGCGGTTCGCATCCGCGCTCAATGGCTTCGTCGGCGGTGAACACGACTTGTCCCTTCGCCCCGACCTTGCAGGCCCAATCGGGAACGTCGTACTCCCATACGCGAAAGCCGCTTGCGTCGAGTACGGCTGTCCAGCCGGCGAACCATTCGTACAGCGCGTCGGGGGAGTTGAAGCCGCATCGCTGCGTATCGCGGATGCCGCGAAGTTTCGGGTCAGCGTCGGGTGCCGGGTGGTCGTCGTCGCAGTGGTCGGCGTACATGTCGTCGCGCACGGACGCCGTTAGCTCCGCCCCACCGCTGTATGGGCCCGACGGAAAGCCGTGATACAGCACGGACTCATGAGCCACTCTCCACACGCGCACAGCGCGCCCCCTCCGTGTCGTCGTTGTTCTTGCGTGCCCCGGGCGGGATTCGAACCCGCATCTCCCGATTAGGTCGGCGCTCTGCACAGTTGAGCTACCGGGGCTTGTGGGCCCGAAGGCCCGTACTGCTAGAGGGTGCAGCAGGCGAGCGCCTTGACCAGCGGTACCGACTCGGCGAAGGAGAGGCGGACCGTGCTGATCACGCCGCCTTCAGCGGTCTTCGTGACGAACTCAATGTCGTTCTCGACGCGCTCAGTCGTGACCGTGGCGCCGTTGCGAAGCTTGAAGGTCTGCATGGTGTTTCTCCGATTCCTGCGAAGCGTCTTCTGATTGCCGGTAAGGGAGTCGGTTACTTGCGTCCGGCGTAGGTCAGCGTGGAAGCGGCAGCGGCTTCAAGGACGGCAGCGAGCGCGGGCTTGTCGATGCCCACAGCGGCTACGTAGCGCTTCGCAAAAGCCTTCCGACCCTTCGCGCGGTGCGCCTTCGCGTTGACGTACGTCATCCCCAGGGCTTCGCACAGCCCGTCCATGTCGCACCCGTCGCCCCACCCGAAGTCGGTCGCGTCGCCGATACCGAAGGAGTGACGGAGCACATCCCGCTGAGCGCCGCCCATAGAGTCAAGGCACGTGTTCACCCGGTCGTGCTTCTCGGCAGACTCTGCGCGCCGGTCGTCGCTGACGTCTTTCAGTTCGTCGACAAGCGCGCCTTCCGTTGCCGTCGACACAGCGGACCGGAGTACGGCCATGGCGTCCAGCACGTAGCGGCGGGTCGTCGGGTCGCTGGGGACGCGCACGACGTCTTCGAGGGACTCCACAAGCGCGGGAAGGTTCGCCGCAAACTCGCCCGGGGTCATGCGGCCGACGACGGCACCCGTGTACCGCTCAAGCACGCTCAGGGCTTCCAGCGCCGCACCGTGGCCAACCTTCGGGCGAAGCTCCCCGTCGGGCTCTTCGTCGGTGACGCTGAGCGTGTCCGCGATCGTGGCGGTACCGGACTGGCCGCCGTCGTTCACTCCGGTAGCGCGGTCGATCGAAAGGTTCCCCTGGAAGGCAAGTCGTGCGGCTTCGGCACGTTCGGCGCTCAGTCGGCGTCCCTTGGGCGGAAGCACCTGGGCGAGCTTCGCAGCCTCATACATGTCGCCGTCCGCGGCTTCGATCATCGCGGCGAAGGTCTTCATGGCGTTCTCGTCCACACCGCCGTTCCGCTCAGCGCGCACAGCGTCCAACAGGGTGCGCTCAACCGTCGTGTACGCGAGCCGCATGAAGCCTTCGGCCGTCGTGTCGGTGAAGCGGTCGAGAAGCTCCCACACGGCGATGCGGCCAACCTGGGCGAACTCTTCCCGGTAGTTGGCGAGAAGCGCCCCACCGTGAGGAGCCATGCGCCGCGCTGCCTTGTCGGCAAGCATCTTGACGCGGGACTCCGTGGCTTCGATCACCTCGGTTACGGCGGCAAGATCGTTGCTCTGCGCGGCCTTGATCGTCTCGAAAGACAGCATTGGTCTTCTCCCTCAGGTCGGTTCGATTCCGGGTAAGGGAGTCGGTGACCTGAGGGAGCGACCGGGGGATCACAACCTGTTCACGGCAAGGTTCCGCACACGCTGAAGGGCATGGCGGGGCAACCGAACGGTTACCGACTCTTGCCGACGGGGGTTGATCAGTTCCGGTCCGTCGTGCAGCACGAACGTACCTCGAACCTACTCACGTGAGTAGGTTCGATTCCGCTTCGTACGTTGGGGGAGACCCGGGTCAGTCGGAGGTAGTTGCCGTGATTTCGAAGGCGTAATGACGGCTCATCCTTAGGGATGACGGATCACGCATATGCCAGCCTCGTACGCACCTTCGAAGTAACGGTGCGCGCCTTCGATCATCCTTTGGACGTACTCTTCGTGAGTACGTTGGATCGTTACGTGCGCGTGACCTAGCTCAGTAGTCGGCGCCGTACAGCGAGCCCCAGGAGCGTCCGCCGATGTCTGCACCCGCAGTGATGGGCACGCCGAAAAGGTCCATGGTCATGCAGCGCTCAAACTCGCGCGCAATGTCCTGTGCGTCCGCCTTCGGGGCACTGAACGCAATTTCGTCGTGAATCGGCAAGCGCATGTAGTCGAGTAGGCCAGCTGAGCGCATGTCGATCATGGCTTGCCCGAGCACGTCACGCGCCGTTGACTGGCACTTGTAATTGACGATCGCGTACATGCGGTGACGGTCAACCGGAAGGTGTCGACCAGTCGGCGTGACAGCCACAAGCCCGTTCGCGCGCGCTTCCCGCTGCCAACGCGACGATGCGCGCTTGATCTCAGGGAACACCCGGTCGTACTCAGCGAAGGCGGTACGGATCTCAGACTCAGGCGCTCCGGTTTGCCGGGCAACCGTCGTGACGCCACCGCCGTACACCTTGCCGAAGCCCGCGCCCTTGAAGATCTTGCGATGCTTCTTCGTCGCCCCCGCGCCCTTGATGAGCCGCGCCGTGTACATGTGGATGTCGAAGTCATCGCCACCGGACACGAATCCGGCCTTCATTTTCTTCACGTCGGCCAGCGCCGCCAACACGCGCATTTCGATGGCTTGGAAGTCGACGGAGCCAAACACGTGGCCTTCGTCCGCGAGCACAGCGCGACGGATCATCCAGTCGGACGACGGCAGCGTTTGCGCGGCGAAGTCACCCGTCACGGACATGCGGCCAGTGCGCGCCTGAAGGGTATTGATCGTCGGGTGAATACGCCCGGACGCGTCAAGGTTGTTCGCGAATCGGTCGGCGTACGTCGTGCACCACTTGCCCGCGCGCTTACTGCGGAGTACGGCTTCCGCGAGCGGGTTGGGTGTGCGAGCCCCGATGCGCTGCCAGTCTCGGTCAAGGTCCGCGAGCGGCATCAATACAGCCTTGTCGACCTTGACGTTGCCGGAGTCCGTACGCTCCTTCAGTTCCTCACCCATGGCCAACAGGGCTTCGGACACCTGAGCGCCGGAGTTGACCGACTCAACGCCATAGCGGGCGGCGACCACGTTGAAGCGGGCTTCTTCTTCCCGCAGCATGGCGCGCAGCGTGGCTACGTACTCACTGTCAACGACGATGCCCTTACGCTGCATGTGGGCGCACATCCATGCAATCTCGTGCTCGTACGCCAGGAGCGCCGGACGAATACCGCGCCGCTTGTGCTCTTCGGTGAGCTTCTCGTCAAGGCGCGCCGTAAGGATCACGTCCAGCCCCGCGTACAGGTTGTACGTCGGGTGGAACAAGTCGATTGCCGCCCAACCGGTGGCCTTCGTCAGTCCCAGCGACCGGAACACGGCCGTAAGGTCGCCCTGGGTGTCCGGCGCCGACGGGTCAACGAAGTAACCGGACGCGGGCTTGAGACCCGTGCCAATGCCGCCTTCCATGGGTTGGCGCGGGTCAATCAGCGTGACCTTGATCTTTGTGTCCGTGGTGCGCGGAGCGAGGCTTTCCAGCGTGGCCGGCGTGTGCTTGTCGAGCACTAGCCAGTCAAAGGGCGCGTTGTGGATCAGGAAGCGCGGGCAGTGCTCAAGCACCCAATCCGCTGCCTGGGCGAAGTGGCCGCCGCGCTCATAGTGGATCACCCAGGCTTCGTGCTTGTCGCCGAACTGGACCGTGCGGAGCCGATACCCGACAGAGAAGATGTCAAGGCCCGTGGTTTCCGTGTCCAGCGCGAGCACATCCCGGCGCCGTGCCCAGTCCATGAAGGCGCGCAAGTCATCGCGCGTCTCGGGAATGCGTACGGTGACCAAGTCTCCGGCAACTTCATGCCGCATGACGATCATGAAAAAACTCCCTTCCCAGCTTGGTTGCCAGGAAGGGAGTCGGTGACTAGCGCAGTAGCGCTGCCATTTCGCCGTAACCCGTCGGGTCGTCGCTGCGCCACCGCTTCACGGCTTCGGCGTTCCAGCCGTTCGGCGCCATGGGCCCGATTGTGTCCGCGAGTGCGCGCGCGGCCTTACGCGTAGGGATGAGTCCCTTGACGCAGAGACCTTCGGGGCTGCAAATCTGCCACGACGAACGCTCTTTGAACACGTGCAGCCCGTACGCGTTTGCGTGCCCGGCATGCTGACGCACAGGGTTGTCCGCACCGTTTCGATACGTCACGTCAACCGTTGAAGCCGCCCATGTCATGCTCACTCGCCCCCAAAGATTCCCGGTCCCTCAGCGGAAGGCGCATCCGCCAACTTCACGCCGACCAGCGAAATGCCCGTGCGCGTCTTCTTCTTCCCGATGTTGCGCTCTTCCATGGCTCCGTAGAAAGCCTTCCGCGACCACACTTCAGTGGACTTCAGGCCTTCGGCTTCGCACCAATCGCGGTAAGCGTTGTACGCGTCAGCGCCCGGAAGAATCACGGAGTCATCCGCCACCTCCAGCACACCCGGGAAGAAGCCGGCCAACGCATCCGAAGTCGCCCGGTATTCACGCGTCGCTGTGGTGATGCACTCGGGGTCACGAAGACCGGTTGCGTACCACTCGACAGCGCCGCGCACAGCCCAGGCCACAATTCCCGCGCGCTCAGCGAGCAACTTCCGGTCAAGGTCATAGTCACGCTCGTGCGGAGCAAAGTAGCGCGCGAAGGGGATGAGCTTGACGCGCCGCCAAAGCCCTTCGTCCTGCCCGCGGAACTTGGGCTTGTGGTTGGTGGCCAGCATGATCAGGAACGTGGGCGCGAAGGTGAAAAATTCTTGCCTCAGGAAGCGCGCCGTGACCTTGTCCTTGCCCGTCACCCGCTTGAGGACGGCTTCCGACATCGGCTTGCCCGACTCACCTTCGCTGGCCATGACCAGCCGCGAGCCCCTCAACGCCGCAATGTCGTTGGGGATGCCCCCGCCGTTCCCCTTGTCCTCAAAGGTGGCGAACGCCGTCGTCTTGGTGATCGCGCCGAACACTTCAGTGCACGTGTCGGTGAAGACGCTCTTGCCGTTCGCGCCCTTGCCCCACAGCACGGCGAAGCACTGTTCCGACGTCGAGCCGGTAATGCCGTATCCGGTGAGCCGCTGGACGTAATCGACCAGGTCCGGGTTCCCAGGGAAGATCTCACCGAGGAACTGTTCCCAGCGCGGAGCCTTCGCGTTCGGGTCGTAGTCGAGCGGCAGCGTGACCGTGAGCATGTCGCCCTTGTCGTGGCCGCGCAGCTTGCCCGTGCGAAGATCGACCACGCCGTTGCGGAAGCTCAACAGATGGGGCTTCGCGTCGAACTCTTCAGCGTCCACGTGCACACTCGGCACGCTGCGAAGCTCCGTCATGAGTGCGTCAATGCGCGTGGTCATGGTGAAGCCGCGCGACTCGGGCAAACAGCCGGCGAGCACAAGCGCAGCGCCCATGGCATGAATCTCTTGCCGGACACGCGTGGCGGACTTGACCCAGGTCACGCCGTCCCACACGAAGTAACCCAGGCCGGACGCGTACTTGATACGCCCATCCGTCCAAGCCACAAGGGCGTGCGCGTTCATCGCGTCCGACTCGCCATACGTGGTGACCAGGTCACCCAGGATGCGGGCAGCGTCTGCGCCCTGATCGCTGGACACCTGAACGGCTCCGGTACGGTGCGCGACTTCGGCCTTACGGTGCTGGGCTTCTGCCGTCGCACGGTCGATGACGGGTCGCGCAGCCTTCACCGCAGCGTGGAACAGGGCAGCAAACGCCGCACTGTTGCCGACTTCCACCGTGTGCTCACGCCACCGGGTCACGTCAGTCTTCGGTCCCAGGTCCGGGAGCGGCAGCGCGAAGACCTCAATGCCGTACGGCTTCAAACCTTCGGCAAGCGCCCGGTTGAAACGCTGCCCCGCTTCGTCGTTGTCCCCAGCGGCAATGACCTGGGCACCCTTCAGCCCGTGGGCAAGCTCTGCCAACAGGTCCGGGCTTCCGGCGAGCGCAGCGCCACGGATGCACACCGCGTCATAGCCAACGCCGACCGCTGTAAGCCCGTCTCCGGGCCCTTCAGAGACGATGACTGCCCCGTATCCACCGTCGCCACGGAAGACGC